AACGCAATAGATCACGCGCTGGTCGGAGCCTGGCATTTTGTAATAGAACGGTTCCGCCGTCTTGCGCGCCTTGAACGTCGCGAGGTACTGATCGATATATGTCTCCGGCGCAGTGGTTGCGTTCGGCAGTTTAAGATACCCGCTGAGCGCTACTGAGCGCGACCGCGTGAACCCCGCAAAGACGAACTCGCCATCGGCGCCATCGCGGTCCTGCTGGACGACGCGGACATCAGGCAGGCCGAGGCCCTCGACTTTCTGCACGTCGAAGACGAGCCCACCGCCCATCACAGGGCCAGTGTCGGTATACTGAAATGTGTAGTCCGCAAGCGACGGAGCTGCCATTATAATCGCCTCGCTAATTCCCAACCGAGGAGCTGCGCATTCTGCTGTGGTGCGATTTCTTGCGTATAGATGTTCTGCGTGACTTGAATGCTCTTCTTGTTATCGTACGTTGTTGACCCTGCTCCTACCGGCGTCACGCTAACGCGCTCTGGACCACGTTCGCCAACACCAATCAACGTTGGTCGGTTGAATACGGTTGGTTCCATGCCGCTACCGTACCAACCGTGCGACTGCCAGAACGCTTTAGCATTTTCGGCGGTGCCATAACGGTCGCGGACGTAGGCCCTGAACATGGCGAGTTGTTCAGAATAACTTACCGTACTCGGCGAGAAGCCAAGCAGTCGCCCGTAATACTGACGGTTTGAGAGCAAGAGCTGTCCAAGGCCAAATGCCGTGCTCGTCGGGTTGTCAGCGGAGACGCTGCCACCCGACTCTCGTGCGATGATCCATGCCTCAGCAGCACTTAATCCACCTCGACGCGCAATCAAGCCCGCATGCCGAGGATCGGCAACACCTGCACTTAGCACATTGCGCATACGCGCGACGTACTTTTTGACAAACTGTTCGTTATGACTGAGCCCGCGATAGAAGCCTTCAGCCCACTGCGCACCAATACGATACGCAACGGCGGATGGTGACTTAATACCAAGCTCAGCCTTCGTCTTAGCGATCACCATGCGGGCAATACCACTAGCAGCGGCAATTGCTTCCTTCGAGAATGCTCTAATCCCGCCTTCCAAACCTTGCGCATATGCCTTGCCGGCCTTACCGCCTTGACGGCCTGCCTCGGCAGCGTTCTTCGCGCCCTCACGCTGAAGTAGTGCACGCGCAATAGCGCCGTACGCAGCATGGCGGTCGCGCCAGTTTTTCTCGCCGGCCTTCAGCTCGCGGTTGGATGCGGCAGCGTAGGCGGCGACGAATTGCGGCCCCTTCTTGCTGAGACTCTCGATCCAACGTGGGTCGGCACCGCGCTTGAGCAATATCTGCGTATTCTTGGCCCAATTCATGTAGCCTTGAATCTCTTGCCGCTGATACTTGTTGAGCGTTGCGGCGTTCGTCTTGATTTTGTTCTCGTAGCCCTCTAGGTACGGAATGACATCTTGGACTGCTTTAATCTGCGCCTTGAATGCTTTATTGTATGCTTCAGTCGCAACACGGGCTTGCGGCGTGATGACCTTGACTCGCCCCGTCTGCGTAACAACGCGCTCAAGCCCACGCTCAGCTAGTAAGTTTGCTGATTTCTCAGCGGCGCTCATAGCCCGACCAACTTGTTGCACAACAGTAACCGCCGGCTGAGCGCCACTACGCATACGACGCCAAGCATCCGCTTGCGCTGCCAATGAGCGAGATGCGCCATCGCTCTGCTTCGCGAGGCCGGAATTTAGCAGTCCCAGCTTCTCATACATTGGGCGTACGTATTTTACGTGGAGCTGATGCCCAACCTTCTGTGACTCCTGATTGATTTTATCGGCCTCATAAGCGAGAGTAATGGCGGCAGCCAAAAGGCCGAGCTTTCCTGCAAGGCCGATAGTGGCAGCTTGCGCGCCACCTGCTGTCACAGTATATGAGGCTAGGCTCTTGCGTGCAGTGCCGATCCAGAGCGTAGCAGTTTTGAAGCCGGCATTCATAATGACAATCGCACCGGAGAGCGCAACAACCATACCAACGGCACCAAGCGATACAGAGCCGTAGAGAAGCGTATTCGCGATAGCCCGCCTCTGGCTTGGCTCCATCTGATGCAGGGTAATAAGGAGCTTATTCCCCCGCTCAATCATATCATTAAGCGCAGGCATGACTTCGGCACCGAGCGCGTTCTTGAGAATCTTCCAGTTATTGCTCAAACGTACAGTCTGCGTGGCAGTCGTGTCAGCCATCTCGCCGTACGCCTTCTCGAACTCGCCAGCGCTATCGCCCATATCGTTGAGCAAGCCAGCGAGTTCTCGATAACGCGGGATCGCGACGTTGAAGAATCGCATCGCCTGGATCGTGCCACCTGCGCCCTTAAATAATTCTTGTAGAATCGCAGCACGGCTCGCAGGCGGGAGCTTCATCAGGACGGCGCTCAGCTCGCCCATCACTGGCACGATGTTGCGGAATTTTCCTTGGGCGTCAACGATCTCCACGCCGGTATTCTTCGTATCGATGCCGAGCTTCTGAAGCGCCTCAGACGAGAGGCCCGACTTCTTCGCGATCACGTCGCCAAGCTCGCGGAACCGCGCAACGACACGCGGGTTTGCGAAGGCGTCGAGCGCGCGGCCGGCAGATGCCGAGGCCATCGCTGCCGAAAGGCCATTCCGCGTGAGGAATGCCAGCATGGCACCGAGCGTCTGATAGCTCTGGCCGGCGCGCACCGCCGAGGGCACCGAGCGCCCAATCGTGGTTGCGAACTGGCCGAAGGTGCCGACACCCTTGCGCACCAACTGGAACTGGAAATCGAGCACGTCGTTGACTTTCTCCACCGGCACATGAAATGCGTTCATAATACCGATGGTGGCACGCGATGCATCCTGAATCGACACCTGACCGGCGACGGCTTCCTTCGAGAATGCCGTAAGCAGTCTTTGCGACTGCGCCAAATTGACGTTCATCGAGGAGAAGATGTCGTACAGCGCAGGTTGCAATGCCTCTAATGGCACGCCAATGGCACTCGCAACGTTGTTGGAAATCTTCTGCAACTCTTGCGTACTTGTTTTGATCTTATCGGTCTGTGTCAGCGTGAGGGCAGCTTGACGCTGGTATTCGACGGCGCCCATTGCCATACTATGCAATGCCTTGATGCCGGCAGCACCGGCAAGGACCGCAGCGGCACCAGTCGCGATCATTACGCCGCCGATGCGTGCTTGCGCACGATAATGCTCCAGCGCAGCCTGACGGGCCGCCATCTGCTGACGGATTTCGAGCTGCTGTTGGCGGTGCGCCACCTGCTGCTGGCGGATATTCAGCGCTTGCGCATCGCGAATGAGTTGTAGTCGCTTGATCCGTTCGCGCGCCGCTGCTGCCGCAACAGTATCGCCAGCACGTTCCGCAGCGAAGAGACGTTCGCGCGAATGCAAAATGGCGCGGTCGTACTTCACTCGCATGTCGGCCATGTTGATACCAAGCTGGCGCGAGCGCGTGACAGCTTCGCGTTGCACACGAGCAAAATCACCAATTGCCGCGTTCGCAACCGAGTTGACTACCCGCGAAGCCTGGTCCTTCGCACGGATAACCATAAAGATGTCTCGGACATCGAGACTTATTGGAATTCGCCCCCCATCATATTGAAGGGAGCAACATGGAAAAGAATCAACGGCGCTATAAGACGCATATCGTTTTTAACGTTGATCTTGCTACACGAACGGCTACTTGCGCGGAGTGTGGTGATGTGCCGCTCGCGTTCACACCATCTCGGGAAGGCAATTATCCTGCGTGCGGAGCGCGTACTAGGATTACGCATGGCGGTAAGTACACACGCCGTCAATACCAGCTCTGGAAGCCGGGCATTGAACTGGTTATACGCAGGAATAAAGTTCATACGATCTTATCCTATGACACAATAGCCCTTGTGGGCATCTGCGTGACGTGTGGCAAAATTCCCATCAAGGTATGGGATTCTCCGTCCAAGCGTGCAAAGAGTATCTCGCATGTCATGTGCCTTTACAAGCATGTAACAAGCCATCCAACGCTCATGCTAAGTGTGTCACCAGATGAACTACTCTCTGCGTGGCATACGACCTGCGATATTTGCGCAATCAACTTCTCCGCTACTCAGCCGTACTATGTTGATCATAATCATACAACTGGCAAGTTTAGAGGATATCTTTGCATTAGTTGCAATTTCCTTGTAGGGCGTTTAGAAGCAGCCCAATCAGAACTAGTCAAAAAGGCATTTGAATATATTCGATCCAGAGGTTAGATCACCCCCTTTCTATTGGCCTGGGCCTAACATCGTGCGCTCGTGTTGCACACCTGCTGGTGGCTGCCCGTCTTGCGGTTTCTTCGTCGCTGCTATCTTTGCGTCGTAGTCAGCTTTCGCTGCCTCTTCCTCAAAGATGACATGCCATTGCTCAATCAGAATGTGTGGTTGGTCAAACAGACCCCCCGCCTGTGGGAGACACCCCATGACCCGGCAGTCGCGTAGAGTCGCCAAGGCGAGTGCCGTCGAGGAGCTGAGTCGCTTCGGGGTCGTCGCTTCCTTCCAGAAGTAGTCGTGAATCTCCGTCGCGAAATTGACGCCGCTCCTCTGGCGTGAAGCGGTTCATTTCTTTGATATGTGCATCGATCTCGTCGCCGATACGTGGATCGAGCTGGCGAAGATCGTGCGCCGTCGTGAGATTGAGCTGGCGCCCGTGCTCATCAGTGAGGTTGTGACCGACAACACACTTCTGGAAGTCGAAGAGCGACGTGGCGAAGTTCGCCATCTCCCAAGTGACTTTCTCGCCGCCGATCTGAATGCCGTCAGGATTTTCGCGTGGCGTTTCCGTCGTCATCTTGACGACGATATCCTGGCGCTCCATCGATTCGCCATAGCTCATTGTACGAATCTCGACGTAGCCGTCAGGCGGCGCAGATTGTAGTTCAAAGTGCCGGGGCTTCCCGGTCACAGTACCAACAGGCATATTGGCCTCCCTTGCCTATGCCTTGGTGATATGAAATTAGAAGAGCACCTCTTGCGTCTTGCACGCAATCTGGTACGACTTGGACGCCCCGAAGTCGAAGACCGCCATCAACTCTTCGTGCGCCCGAATGAGGTCACCCTGGCTACCAGTCGTCACCGTCATCGTGTCACGCACAGCGTTGTAAAGATCGAAGATGATTTGGTTGTTTGTGCCATTGCTCGCAAGCACTTGCAGCGTCGTGGCCGTCAACGCTTTATAGAGGTTATATTCGGCCTTGTCCTGGAAGTCGCGATCGAAGACCATCCGCGCCGTGCGCGAGCCATACTTGACATATCGTGCGCCACGGAGGCCGCCGGACTGCAAGCGGAACTGTGGCTCAGCCGCGTCATCGACGCTGAACTCAAACGTGTCAACGTCGAAGATTTGGCTCGCCGTAGGAATCTGGAAGCTGTATGTGCCAGCGCCGAACTGCGTTGGCGCCGAGAACGTCGGCACCGGCAAGGTCTGCGTTGCCTCGTCGGACCCGACCATCGAGTTCCGCATCATCAGCATACCGTCAGCGACGTTGAACGAGTATGAACCGACAACGAGGCCAGTAAAACCGAATACAATACCATTCTTCACGATGGTCAGGCTCATTGTGTTCGTTGCCGTGCCATTCGAGTTCGGCACAAACGTGTACGTGAAGTTCGGGCTCGTGCCGGTACGTGTCATCGTCGCGCGTGAGCACTTAAGGAAGTACGGAACGACCTTATCATCAGCCACAATTTCCATGTCGCCAGCCGTATTGACATTGCCTGGCACCGCTGCATAGGCATCGACGTTCTGGCGGATGTCACGTCGGAACACCGTCGCCTGCGTATGGTTGATCGTATCGCTGGTGAACGGGAAGAACTTCGTCGGCGCGTAGTACGTGTTGGCATCCGTCGCCGTATTGACGATTGGGAACGCCCCAGCGGGCGTTCCAAGCGTAGTAAGCGTCTGCGGAGACGTGCCAGTCGCCGTGAACAGTTCAGTTCCAGATGCGCCACCAGCAGCAGTCACATAGATTCGATAGCTGGTCGCGCCAGGAACCGTCACCCAAGTAAGCGTCACCGTCGAGGTCGAGCCGGTCGTCGTGACTGACTTTTCGTAGGTCACGCCGTTGTCGGCAATACCATGCGACTCGCCATTAGCATTGACGCTGGTAACGAGAAAGCGATACGTTCCAGCGGCGATAGTGCCACCAGTAGTAGCCGTTGTTACCGTCGTTAGGGTAGGAGGCGGAAGCACTTCGAGCGCAAGTCCTGCGAATGCACCGCCACCGATTCCAAAGCCCACTTAGTCCTCCTTTGCGCCCGTGGTCTTTTTGCCCACAGGGGCGGGGGACTTTACGGTGGCAGCCTTCGATGCCTTCTCGGGCTCGTCAGATTCCTCGTGAACGTTCACGAACTGACTGCCCTTGAAAGCGTGCCACAGTATCAGTCCCGTATCAGATGCCATCACGGCCTCGTCATCTTTTGGCACGAGGTCAGCCGGGTTCACGCCTACCAATTCTGGATGGAAGGCGTAAAACGTCACCATGTCAGCATCGGTAACTTCGCGAGGGACACCATTTTTGAAGAGCCCCAAACCTGGAAGCTCGACATCCTCGCCCGGCTGAACATTCGACTGGGAAATAGTAACCAATACCTTACGCTCGCCCATATGCTTCTACCCTCCTCTCTACGCTAGTACGCGCGACTGCGCGCTGACATTGATTCTGACAGTTCGTAGTTTGGCGCCGCCACGACGGACGGTGCCGTTCTCAAGCTGGTCGGCGACGAGGTTGAACACGAGACCGTTGAGCGTCTGTGGTCCCTGTGTGACAGGATCGCGAGCGATGATCTCGTCCACGATGCGCTCAGCGCGCTGCATTGCCTCCGTCGCGAGCTTGTCCTCGGTAACGATCTTGGCGAAGTAGTAGTACACGATCAGCTCATGCTGCATGGTATACATCATGCCGGTTTCGTTGAGCTGGCGGCGCGTGCGCAGTGGGGCAACAGCAGCGCTTGGGAATGCATCGACACGCGGCGGCTCATCTTTGTAGACGCGCTTCAATTCGAGCGTGCCAGATGCGGCTTCCAGAAGTTCAATGAGTCCCGCAGCGACATCGCTGAGATGCGGAGTCTGCTGATACATCGTGCTCATAGGAACCGCCGAACACGCCTGAGCCAGTTCACTATTATGTGCCCACTCACCCAGCGCTGGAAGATGTCTTCAACGGCATCGACATCTTCGGTGCTCGCGCGCACAAATGGCCGCGCAGGAACACCCTCGCCGAGCTGGTGGAAGCGGCCATATCTCGCATTGGCGGGAAGATTGGCAAAGAACGCCTCATCAGACGTGAATTGCCAACGCGCCCGCCGAGTTGCCGCTGAGAACAGCGTACCACTTTCAACAAGAATATCTTGGGGATCTCCGCCGAGAGTACCTTCGCGTTCGCGACGACGAATCGTCTCTTCGCTATGCGGTTCCCACGGCGGGTCGCCACCAACCTCAAACTGATGCGCAATCGCTGGAATCATCACGTGATCGACAGCTTGACGTAGCGGCTGTCGGTAGGTACGGAAGCCGCGAGCGACCGCGCTGAGATCGCGCCCGATGATCCGAGCGCTTGGCGCGAACTCAACATCAAACCCGATCATCAGAAGTCCATTGCCATCGTGAACTTCCGTTCCTCGCTGCCTTCTTCGCCAATCTTGATGCCGAGTGCGTTGTAGATCGCGCTGCGACCAGTGTTATCGTCTGGATAGAACTTTGGTCGTGCGAAGTCGGCAATCAGCACGTCGAGCGCATCGAAGAGGACGAGCTTGCCATCAACGATCCAATCGACGCGGTTCCATGCGATGCCCTCAAGCTTATTTGCGTAGCGGTTACCGGCATCTTCGGTTTCGCTGTAGACTTTGTTGTAGCGGTTTGCTGCAACAAGCATGGCGATGATTTTACGTACGACGGCCGGCGTGGTTGAGGGGGTATCCCACGCCGACACGTCGTACGCAGTGGCGATTCGCGCCAGGACCGTTGGCGCGATCTCGTCATCCTCGGGCAGCGGATCGTTCTCGGGAATCAGCAGCTTGTCAGGGTCCAGCCAGTGCTGGACTTCTGCCACGCTGACGTGCGCCATAGCCTGTGGCTATCCCTTCTTTGCAGCCGGAGCAGCGACCTTCGAGCCGGTGGCTGCTGCCGTGCCAGCCTTGACCTCGTTGACGACGCTATTAACGTCCTCCTCCTCGACAGCAGGCTTGGTAACGTCGCTGGCCTGTTCGCTAAGCTGTGCCGTGCGAACCTCGCCAACGCCCGCGACGTGCTGAAGCCGCGCAACCGCCGCTTCGGCTTCAAGCTGCGCCACGCGAGCTTCCTCGCGCGCCACGTCAGCCGCAGCAAGCGCATCCCAAACGCGCTTGGGGACAATAGCACCGTTCTGGAGTGCAACAGCGATATCCGTCTCCGTCCAAATCGCTACGTCGAGTTCGTCACCGCGCTCGTACCAAACCTCCTCGTAGGCGTCACCTTTATACCCGCCATGATGGATATTGCCGGTTGCAACGTACGCCTGCGCCGCCATTACGCAACCGCCGCCTTAATGACGTAACCTGCAATGGCCTTGCTAGACGAGTCCAGCGCAGCGAACCGCAGATCATACCGGCGCTGCACACGAACGATATCGCTCTTGCGCTTGTTCTCGCGCCAACGGTCGGTGACCATCGGCAGGTTGCCGCTGTAGCCCCAGTTGAATTCGTACGCGAACGCCGGCTGGCGCAGGCGTGGAGCATCAGGCACCCACGCGAGTACAACGTCCTTGCCCCACAGATAGCTCAGCGAAACCACCTGGCCGAGCGCAGCGCTGTTGATACCAGCGGAGGGGACCGTCACACGCGGGAGTCCGAAGATCGAGGCAATGATGTCAGGCGTCAGGATACCGCGCTCGCTGTACTTGATCCGCTCAATGAAGTCCGGGTGGTCTTCGAGTGTGGACATCACCTGGTAGGGGATCACTGCGTAGTTCGGGTCCATGAAAATCTGCGCGTTGATAAGGCGGATTCCAGTACGAACGTCGGCAATTGGGTTGGAGTTCACATAGTCGTTCCACTGCTGACCACCGGAGAGCGTAGCGAACATGCCAGTGGCGTAGTTGGCCGTGGTCGTGACCATGTTCTTGATCGCTACCTCGCGCCCGAGCAGAATCTTCGCGGTGACAAGCTCGGTGCCATCGCGATCAGGCGAGAATGGCGAGTCAGCGTTTTCACGCTCTTCGTCAGTAACCGCGATCTGAAGCGCGTGCTCCACCGCCATATAGTTCTGCTTGGACACAGCGAGGCCGGGAATCTCATTGGCCTCAGTACCAGCGGAACGGAGGTCGGCGTGCGTGCCCCATGCCTCGCGACCGAACACGTAGTAGAAGTTGGACTGCTTCTGCACGTTGACGCGCGGCACGAGGTTGTCGCCGACGAGGTTGTTGTTGGGGTACCCAACCGCAACGTTCGTCAGCGCGACATCGATATGGATATTGCCGCCGCCGCGCGGGTCGTAAACGGCCACGTTTTAGTTCACTCCCTTCTACGTGTTAGGACGCCGCATCCTTTGCACCAGGCGTCAGCAGCATGTCAATAACATCACCAGCAACGCCGGCACCAAGCGCAATGCCAGCGATGTTGGCAAGCGTACCAGCGGTGTTGACAACGAACTTGCCAGCAGCGTCGGTCTTCAGCCTGTCACCAAATGCAGCACCACCAGTACCGAGGACCGCCTTGGTAATGCCAAGCATACGGACATCGATGCCCATGCTGTTAATGTCAGCAACAGCAACCCGCTGCTGCGCAACACCAAGAATCACTGCGGCAGCACCAGCAACCGTAACGGTATCGCCAGCCGTGCCGGAAGGGATCACACCAAGGTAGTAGTCGTAGCTGGTCGCGATGTCAGGACCAGAGGCAGCCGAGCCAATCGCGGCGGCAGCCTTATAGCTCTTGTCAAGTCCGTACTGTGCCCCGCCAGCCAATTATCTCACCGCCCCTTCGATGAACGTGGCGTTGCGGTACGCCTTGTAGCCGGCCTGGTCGGAGAGCGCAATGGCTTCGAGCGCCTCGTTGTCCGAGCACTCCTTCTCGCCGCCATGCTCCTTCTGGTAGGCGTTGACCTTCTCCACGAACGCCGTCACCGGGTCGGCAGGAGCGCCACCGCTCTCAGTCGTCTTCGTGGGGTCGGTCGTGGTCTTCTCGCCGAGCGGCACGAGGCCGGTCTGGACGATCTCCTTCAGCATCTCGCCAACGTCGGTCAGCGAAACGGTGTCAGGAGTATCGGACAGCATGACCGCGCGCAGCTTGTTCTGGACCTGCGCCGGCAGCGCCCACTTCTTACCATTCTGGAGCTGCTCGGTAAGCTGCGTGGCCTGCGCCTCGCGAACCTTCGACTGCGAGTCGGTCAGAAGCGCCTGAATCTCGCCGAACTGCTGCGTCATCATGTTGCTCAGCAGATTCATGCGCTGGTTCTCATCCACCTGCTTGCGAAGTTCGGTGAACTGCTGCCCGAACATTTCGGCGAGCGCCGTCATCTGCGGGTTGAGCCCATCCGGCACCTCGAACTGTGCAGGCGTCGGCTGTGGCGCGGGCGTGCCCTCAGAGCCCACAGGGGGCTTGGTAGCGATTCGCTCGGCGAGCTTCAGCGAGACTTCATCTTCAGTCGCGTTGTCGCCAAGGCCGAGCGCCTTTGCAAACGTTTCCTTCCAGCCCATCTATCCTCCTTTAATAGATCGGCGATGATTGCTTGGTGCCATCCCAAGCAACGATCCAATTGAGAACGGTATCGAGTGTGCCACGCTCCTCTCGTATCACGTCGCGGGCAATTTTCTTGACGTCATCAGCATTCCCAGAGCGTAGCTCACTGACCGCGCTGAGAATCGCATCGACGTGGTTCCGAATCATATCCTGAATGAATGACACGTCGAAATAGTTGGGATCGCCTTCTGCGAAGATTTGGCGAATCTGTTCGGCGATGTCGCTTGACGGTAGCGGTTCGCTTACGACCTCCGGCTCTTGGAGCGTTGCGATGAAGTCGTCAGAGGCGACGAGCGAGAATTCTTCCAGCGACTTCATGTAGGGGCGGTTCGTCAGCGTAGCGGCGACGATGACATCCTTGAATTTCTTACCGTCCTCGTCTTCCCACTCGTTATGAATCTCGGCCGAGACATACCGCCAATGCTTCGCCTTGATATCCTTCTTCGCGGCGTCGTTGAATTGAATCCCAAGATAGAGCCCGTTCGGACGAACCTCGGCCTTCTTGATCCAACCGGCCGCGACCTTACCTTTTGCGGGGTCATTTCCGTGCTCGTAGTCAACCACCGGGTCGATGCGGCGCACCCTGTTGTTGACACTATCGGCGAGCTTCTGGAGTTTCGTCGCCGAAAAGTCCAGCATGCCAAAAACTGGGTGTTGCTTCTTCCCAGCCGGTAGCGCGTGTACCCACGTCAGTTTTGCACCCTCAGCGAGCTGGATATCGCCGAGGTCGATATACGCGGTTAATTGCCCCAAAATTCGCCTCCTAGCACATGATAATCCGGCAGTCAAGCCTACGTCAATCCAGTCTAAGTTTTAGGTACGGCAAGGCGAAAACACATGTTTATGTGTTCTCTACAAAGAGGATGCCGTGTTGAACGGTGAGTGGGTTGCCACCTAGGACGACTGTAGACTTATACCAGAATTGTCCGGGGCTTGCCGTTACTGGTGTGGTGATCTGCACAGTGAAGAGGCCGTCCATTAGCGGTGCGATACCGATCCCGCTGATAGTTGCGATAGCACTGCCATCAGCGGTATCTGGCGTGGCCTTCGCGATGTACGTCATCGTGGCGCCGGTGAGATCGATTGCCAGCTTGACCCATTTCCCATTGACGAGCCGCCATTCGCGAGCGTAGAAACGCAGCAGCGGCCGGTCGCCCTCGGGGATCTTCGTATCAACTCTTGCCATTTATCCACCCCCTGTGGGGACTGAGACGCTCGGGCTCGCTGTGGAATCGTACGCATAATCAACGACTGCTTCAAACGCCGTGATGTAACTGACCGCCTCATACGTAATCGAGATTGGTGCGCCAACGATGACTTCGATGATAACTGCGCCGACAACTGCCGCTGATGGGATGCCAACCGCTATGACCTGTACAGTGCCAGGAGTGGCCTGACTCGCGCCAAATATTTCCACTGACGCGATGCCGACTGGCGCTATCGTGAGACTTAGCGTACCAGTGCCAAACTGCTCAACGGATCGGATACCTACCGGCGCTATAAAGAGCGTCGTGCTTGTTGCGCCAAACGCTTGTCCCGACGCAATGCCGGCAGGCGAGATCGTTACAGTGCCCGGTGTGGCAACGGCATTGCCGAACCGCTCTGCCGGTGGAATCCCTACAACGGCAAGTGCTTGCGCGACCGCCGTGACACCGAATACTTCAGCGGATGAGATGCCAACGGGCGAAATTGTTTGTGGCTGCGCAACAGCAACAAGGCTCGTGCCGTGTTGCTCGCCTGAGAGGATGCCCGCAGGAGAGATCGTCGCCACGCCCGGTGTGACTATCGCAGCGCCGAACCGTTCGCTAGTCTGGATGCCGATAGAGGCAACAGCCTGGCCGACGAGCGCAACGCCAAGGCGTTCATCAGATTGGATACCAGCCGGCGTGACGAAGAGCGTTGTCGTGCTCGTGCCGAGCTGCTCACTCGATGCAATGCCGGCTGGTGAGATAATTTGTGTTGCAGTAGCGGCACCGAAGCGCTCGACCGACGCGATACTGCTCGCTGCAAGCGCCTGCCCGGCTAGCGCAGTGCCAAGTGCTTCGCCCGATGGAATACCGGCCGGTGAGATTGTCGCGACGGACGTGACGGTGACGGCGCCAACCCGTTCATCAGACGCAATGCCGGTCGGCGAGATAATTTGTGTTGCGGTGACGGCACCAAAGCGCTCGTCCGACGCGATGCCACTTGCCGAAAGCGCCTGCCCGGTTAGTGCGGTGCCAAGTGCCTCACTCGACGGAATACTCGCTGGCGTGACGAAGAGCGTTGTTGTGTTCGTACCAAATCGTTCATCGGACGTAATGCCGACTGGCGAGATAATTTGTGTTGCGGTGATGGCACCGAATTGTTCGTCCGACACAATACCAGTCGCCGAAAGTGCCTGCCCGGCTAGTGCAATGCTGACCTGCACCAACTCGATGGCGATACCGCCCATCGCCAGCGTGGTGGAGTTCTGAATGCCGGAGGCGGTCGCCTCGAAGGTGTCAGGCCGCCACTGTGCCTCCAAGGTCTGCGAGGGGGTGCCCTGGTTACCCTCGTCCAGCTCCAGCCAGTTCGCCCGCGGGATGACTGAGTTCGCCGCCGAGCTGTTGTTCCCGAACCCGGCGAGGCATCGGCTGTAGGCGTCGAACTGGGCACCCGGCAGTACCACGTCGAGCGCGCCGCCGATCGCGACGGTGTTGAACGCGACCGCAGACTGCGCAATGGCGTTAGCGCCGTTGGCGCCCTGCTCCACCTTTGAGCACGCGATGACCTGCCAGCGAGCCCCCGTATGCACCACGGCGTTGAGGTCGATGGTGACGGCGCCCGGGTCCAGCGGGGTCGCGGTCTGAGCCCGGTAGGCGAACAGCTTCAGGTTGTTCCCGGAGGTCTTGTAGAAGACCGAGTTCACCAGTTCGTAGGTGAGGCCGCTGCCGGTGACGGTGTTGACCGCCGGCTCCGACCCGGTGATCGACAGGTCGATAAAGACGACGAGCAGCGACCCGGGCGGCGGGGCGAACGAGGCCGTGGTGTAGCTGGACTGGTCGGCGTTGCTGCCGCCGTCGACCAGGCGGGTGCAAAAGATGCCGTGGCCGGCGTCCAGGGACGGGATCTGGTCGGGAAGGTAGACCCTGCCACCTGGGGCAATGCGGCCGGGGAGCACGTTGAGGGGCACCCGGCGGTTCCTAGTTCAGCAGTAGCGCGGTGAGCTGGTAGACGCGGATGTTGTTGGACACCGAGGACGTACCCCAAGTGGCCACGACGCCAACGCCGCGCATAATGGTCGTGTCGATCGCGACGGTTCGTAGCGCCAACGTCGAAGGGATCGGCTTGATGATCGTCTCGTACGCCACCAGCGACGTGCTCAGCTTGACGTGGCCGTTGCCGGTAATCGATCCGGCCGTGCCGATCGCAGTGACCAAACCCTGGTACTCCATCTCCCATGGCCACGACACGGCGGTCGTGGTCGTGGCCGCAGCGGTGTACTCGGCCAGCACGATCGGGGTGGTCAGCGCGCCGGTGGCCCCGGGGATGCCGAACGCACAGCCGGTCGAGAGGGTCGGCGTGCCCGTGGTCGAGAATTCGCCGGTAGCCTTGACCAGCAGCCGCGTACCGGGCCGCAGCACGTTGGCCGGGATGATCGGGGTGGGAAGCGGATCAACGAACTGGCGGGCGGTGAAGGTGTTGAAGTTGGCGCCGATCGCGGTCGCGAACGGCCCGATGGGTGTCGCGTAGTAGGCGTCCATCAGATACCTCTCTTAAAGTTTGAAAATCTTGTTAGCCAAATTATCGAACGCAATAGAGATGTTCCCGCCGTTCGGCGTGACTGGCAAACCAGAGCCAGTCGCAGGCGCGAGCGCACGCGAGCCTGCAACCATCGCGTTCGACGTAGAAACTACCGTCAGCGTTCGGTCGCCCGCATTAGCAGCAGCGTTTAGCGTCACAGATTGACCATTAGCAAACGCCAACACCGTCGCGTTCGGGATAGCAGCAGTGAGCCGCTCTACTGGCAGCACAGTATACGGCGTAGCGGGAGTAGCAGTCGCACAGGTGACAATGTGCTTGCCCGTGATCATTGCGACCATCTCAGAGGTTGTGTTGGTACCAGTGTCTCTAATAATGAATACTGCCTCAACCTGGTTACCAGTAACCGACGTGAACGTGACATCTGCCGCGTCCGCAACGCCCTGCACAATTGTTGGTGACGTGAGGTTCACCTTGGCACCGATGATTGACGCATCGAAATCATCGTAGAAGTCTGCGACAGCGGAAGGCCCAAGATTGACGCAGTACCCGCCCGAACCAACGCCGTTACCAGTAACGTTCGTACCCGTGATCGGGTCTGTAAGGCTGAACACTGAGCCAGATGCAGCAGTAATCGCCCATAAGCCATTGCCGGAAGTACCAGTGGCAATACCGTCCACATACACAATATCGCCGGTCGTAAATCCGTGCGCCACCGCAGTCGTCACCACAATTGGTGTGGCGTTCGTCGAGCTGGTAATCTGTCGGATGCCGGCGTCCGAGATAGTCGGCGTTAAATCTGCCAGAACGGCCGACATCGTCTGCCCATCCCAGTCCAACGTGGCACCAAGAAACTTCTGACGCGCAAGTTCAAACACTGCATTTGCCATGTGCCCTCCTAACCATCGAAGCCAATTGGCTCGAACTTCTGCGTCATGTCTTGGAGTGCGATCTTCATATCCTCCACGAGTAGCTGATGGTCAATGTTGGCAGGAATCACAATGCCTTGCGCGACAAGCCCGTCAAGAATTGCCTGCACAAGTGCGGCTGGTGCGAGCGCGGTCAGCATGTCGGTATGCGCATCGTGCTCCATCCCGAGCGCGTCGAGCTTCTCGACCACCGTAGCGCTAAGTTCCGCGACCTCACGGCGCACAACAGCGAGGTTGTTCGCACGCCCCGGCACGTCAGGTTCGCCGTGATCGGTCATCCGAACGCCCTGGTCGCGCAGGCTGGTAGCATTTGTGCGCAACCACATGAGCGCGTCGTGCTCTTCTGGTGTCACGTCTGGTTCACCTCCCGTAAAGAGTTCCGCAAATGCAGCATCGGTCATATGGTTGTAGTCACAGCGCCCAATACTAGCAACGTCTTTCACACAACCGCTTTGCCCATTCGAGCATTGCCATACTGCGGGCGGGTCTGTGAAGCCTCGCACGGTAAAGCCAAGTCCGCCATACGGCGTAGCACCATAGCGCGCCCACCAACCAAGCGCCCCACCTGGGATAATGGCCGGGTTCCCCATGCGAGTGTTCCAAAACGCCGGGTACGTGTAGAAAAGTCCACGCCCGCCAAGCGCAGCTCGCACGCGCGTACACCAACGGTCGGCCCAGGCAATAAGTTGTGTTGAGCTGAACCCGCCATCGTTAGCTTCCAGGTCGAGCGCCCAACTGGTACCTTCAGCAGCCCAGCCAGCATTGCGCGCGGCGTTGATGAAGTAATCGGCCTGCACATCGACATCTGCTTTGCCGGGGCGGGCAAAGTGATATGCAGCTCGCGGCAGACCGACGCTTCGCGCCGAACGCCAACGCTCAGCGAAGGTAGCATCGGTAAAATTATTATTCTCCGTTGCCTTAAGGATAATGAAGTCCTCACCGGATGTCTTGTACCGTGCGGCGTCGAACGTCGCCTGCCAGTGACTTGTATCCGCCCCTGTTTTCATCGCAGCCTCGGCTTGCAGACGATCAGCGTAATATGCGGACTCGTATGCGAAACAATCGGCTTGCAGCGCGTTGTGGTCGTCGGTCGCGTTGTCACTGTTGTCATGGGAACTCGCGTAGTTGGCGTAGAAGTCGGCGCCGCCACTGTCGTCGCCGTCGGTAGCGCCGTAGTCGTCGCACTATTACCACTAGTCGTTGTACGCTGCGTCGTTGTGAGCAAGCTTGTCGTCGTTGGTAGTTGCGATGTAGTTGTACTCGTCGTGCTACTCGCTGGAGCAATCAGGCCAGGCGGGCGCGGCATGCTGTTCACGGCAGATGGCGTGGCAATAACAACCGTCGTGACCGCTGAAATGGTCATCACACCAACTACACCAATGACGCGCGCAACGACCCCACTCAGCTTAGCCTGTCTGAGCTGATTTCGCAGTATCGCTCTCTGTACCATGTCCAGCATTCTCACCTACAGCAGTCGCCACGCGAAGATAGCCTGCCTGGACTGCAGCGGTCATCTTATTGATCTCGACAGCCAATTCTTTGATGTCTGGTCGATTCGTGATGATGTCGAGGAGTACGTCATTATGCTTGGTGATCTGCGCGATTTGTTTGTCTTTCTCATCGGTGACAAGCGCGTACTGGCGTTCCCTCTCTTCCAACTTCGCCTTGAGCCGTTCATTGTCCGCCGTTAGATCGATGTTCGCGCCTCGTAGCAATGCAATGTTTTTGTCCTTGTTCGCCTCGCGAGCGAACATCCCTACGCCGATCAGCACGCCGATAATCCCGATCCCGCCCAACAGAATCGAGATGGCAGTCTGAATGTTGGCGAACTGGCTCATGCACGGTTATTTGATGCGCCTCCAACGCGGTTGGAGCCGGTGTTGGTCTGTGCGCTTGGCGTCTGACGCGGGAGACCGGGCTGCGTGCCGCGCGCCTTCGTACGCTGAAGCGCCTTCTGCGTTTCTTGTTCGCGGCGCTTTGCCTCCTCTTCCGCCATATCTTCCTCGTGCTCAAATGTGTCCTCGCGAACTTCATCCTCGCGGTCCTGAAGCTCTTTGAGGCGCTCCGTCTCAATATCGCGAGGCGGGAGGTCGAGTTCCTCACGAATGAAGACTTCCATTGCCTCGTCGGCGCGCATAATGTCAGCACCGATCAGGTTACGAAGTGTGAAGCTGAGATCACGCCAGTTCGTCGGCATACGGACAGCGAGTTGTGGGTAACCGCTGCCTGTGCGCGTATAGTTATAGCCGATAAGCTGACGAGCCGCGTAATGATTGATGCTATCGACAACCTCGTTGACAATATCGCGACTCGCGTTGAGAAACCACTCCTGCGCCTGGTCCGTGTCGAGCGGGTCATGTCCGAGGATGTTCACCATAATCATCTTGTCATGGTGAACAATTGACTCCATCGGATTGACCGGGTAACCCTCGACCTTCGCGAACATCAACTCCCACATTGGCGGCAGCACAACATGCGCCTTCTCATTCACGCGCAAGTTGCGGCCAATCTCGTCGGCGAGCTGAAGGTCGCTTGGCTCGCCTGCCGGGCCGGTCTTCGCTGTGAAATTGATCGGCAGCTTGATGACCGGGATACCAATGCCGTGCCGTTCCTTCTGAATCGCATCGATCCTATAGAGGTTATCTTTGAAATACCAGTGCTTGTATGCGCTGCGCAGTGCGGAAATACCTGGGAGGTTGCCAGCCTCGCGGTCATGCGAGAAGACAAGTAGCTTGTCGATCCCAACCGGCACCGTTGGCTTCCTAGCAGGGTCAGCAGAATAGAACTCGATCGCCTCCGGGCCACCATTCCGATCGAAGTACCACTCCATAACCTGTAATGGATGGCGCGGGGCGAACTTCTGCCAAAGCGTGCGTACCTCACCATCGACGACATCCTGCATGAATACTTTCTCGAACACAGAATGCCCAAAATCGAGACAGAGTGTTGCTTCCGCAAGGAACTGCTTGAACGGGATCGTCATGTTGTTGAGCGCATACCAGAGCAGCTTGGCAGCGTTCCTGTCCTTTGTAGAATCCGATGCCGGCTTGGTGTACCACGTCCCCGCGAGGATCGGCAGCTTCTTCAAGCGGAGGCTAGCGCGCACTGTCGCATCTGAGCGGCGCATCTGGTCGTACTTCCTGATGCCAGCTTCGCCGCGCAGGTCGGGGTTGTATTCTTCATCCCAATATTGCCCATAAAATGAAAAGCCGCTTGCACCTAGCTCGTTATACGACGGGCCAAGCTCGCGCAGCGTGATCGGCGGGCGTTCCTTGACGATCATGTAGCCGCCCGACATGCTGATCGGCTCGAACTCCATGAGGATGTCCGTCAGCGGTCGCTGATCGACAGCATCGAGGTTGATCTCGCGCGTATCCCCAATCGCCATCAAAAGGTCCTATCGTAGAGGCCGCTAAAAACGGTTTCCGATGGCGAGCCCCATATAGTCGGCTCGGCGGGCGCAGTCGCGACGGTGACGAGTTCGCGCGCCGGCACAATAAGCTGGCCGCCTCCGCTGTAAACCTCGTTGAGATGCCGCATAGCGCCCGTGTCATATAGCATCGTCAGCGCGTACATCAGCGCGTCGATGCCGTGGTCGTCCTTCTTGATCGGCGCGTCCTGTGGGTCTTGCGGAATCATCGTGTTCG